GGCACTGCCTGATATTTTAACTGTTACATTTTGAAAGTTCATATTACTTGGAAGGTCATTCATTGATGCTACTTTTGTGGTCCAACCATACATAGCAGTATCACCATAACTGTCGCTACAAATAATTTTTAAAGGTCTTTTGGATACAGAATAGAACCTTATTTGAGAGCCGATGCTTACCGCCCGTATATCACTACTTGTGTTTATTTGTGTTGTAAGAGTCGTTGCAACATCTTTGGTTATCTTAATTCCAGATGTGGAGGCACTAGCCAGTAGCTCGCCACTAACTTCATCTTTTATTTCAACACTATAAGTATACCCATAGTTTGGCTCTGATAAGTTAACCCATATGTAACCGTAATAATCTAATATTTTTTTATTTGGATTATTTTCTATTACTGTGTTTACTATTGATATGTTAGCGTTGAACATTTTAAACGCATTATCGCCAAAGGTAGAAGGTATATGGGGATTGGGTTCAGTATATTGATATGGACAGAGCATTATATGACCATAACAGTCCATATCTGGTCTCAGATGACGATATATGCTTTTACCGTCAGGTGCAATTCCTTTGAATTTAATCCAAGCACTCCCATAGCTAATTATGTCTCCATCTTTGTAACCATTGAAGCCTTTTATCTTTAATAACGATATTAATTTTCTATTAAGATTTTTTATATCCTCAACTGACATTACACTGCTGTTTAACTGTATGCGGTTACCTGCAAATGTATTGTTAATAAAGTCATCTTCGCTTGTTTCACCTCCGCTGAAAATGTTGTTACCATAAGCATTATAATAATACTTTATATCGGAAACAGAAATCTTTACATTTACTTCGTGGTACGGAACCAGGTCTGGTACTGGCACTCCTTCTTTAATTTGTGGCAACACATCTCTATTTACAACAAATGTTGTATCTTTTACTGTTGTAAAAGCAAAATTATTTCCTTTTAGATATTCTCTTGATTGTGCATCTGCATACACAATAGTTGCATCTTCAAGTGTAGTGGTGTTTATAATGTAATTATCGTGTTCATCAAATAAAAATATATAACTTTCACTATCATCTCTTATATAATTATATCTTGAGGCATTTCTTGATAAAGTTTTGCCTGCAAGTGTAGCTTTTACGCTGATTGGATTTCTTTTTTTCAGTCCCATATTCACAGTAGGAGTTGCGTTAATCATTTCAACAACCTGTCCATCCAGGATTGTCTCTGGTGGTTGTTCGCTTACACCGTTGTGAAATAGCACCTTGGCTGTTTGTACTAGCATTAATTAGCTCCTTGCACTTGCAGATATACCAAAATAACTATCTAACATATTATTCTTCCGAGCTCTTGTGTCTGCTCTCAATGCTGAAACTCTTGCTGCATTCTCATCATCACTGCTATATTTCACAGCTGTTGCTTCCACTAAAACACGAGACGCATATACCCTAGCACTTTTTATAGCAATATAATACTTCAATGCATATGGAAGTGAGTCAAAATCTAAATCCCATACAATAGTAACCTCTACATTTTCTCCGTCAAATCTATCAGTTAAATTATCCTTATCATATATAAAGCCATTTCGTATTGTGTATTGCTTAGCAGTTGAATACAAATTTAATACATTGCACGGAACAGGAATTTGCTTATCGCTATTTACTGCCAGCTTATAGTTCTTATCTGTATTACAATCCCATTCTTCGCTTAAAACATTTTTCTTAATTTCTTCTAAGATATTCACTGCCAGAATATATTGAGGTGCATTTGGTAACTCTATGTCATCATTAAGAGGCAATTCGCCTATGGATTGTAACATAATATTAACAGCATATCTTTGTGAGTTTAATGTATCATTTTCCATTGAGTTCCTTTTTAATTTAATTTAGCAATGCCCTCAAGAGAGAGGGCATAATAAATTAAGCAGATTTGATAGAAACTGCACAAGCAGGTCTTACAGGAGCAATACCATTAGCATATGAAGCTGTTATTCTTGTAGCGTTCAAGAAATCGCCTTCAGTGTCAGTATCAACTGTAATATCCCACACTTCAACCATACCAGCAGCTTCTTTTGTGAACACTAAAGCTTGCAAGTTAGCAGTAGCAGGCATATTGTTTGTTTCAATAATAGTAGCACCAGCAACTTGTTTCACAGTTCTTGCAGCGAAAGAACCATTGTCGCCAGAATATTGAACATCAACAGCTTTTTTAGACTGAACAATGTAGCCATAGTTCACAGGAGACATAGCAATATATATTTCATCATCTACATCTTTGCTTTTCAATGTAGCAATAGAGGCATATATAACTTCGCATATTGCATCACCCTTAAGTTCAGGTGTTAGGGCAGAGGCAATTGTAGTATTTACGACAACAGAACCATCTCCATTTGAAACAAGACCTGTAGAAAGTGAAGACAATTCAATAGCAGAAAGTATTTTTCTATCTATTGAGCTTGCAAGTTTTTTACCCATTTGTCCACGATACATAGCCAAGACATCATATGAAGCTGTTTTTTGCTCAAACTTGTCAAGTCTTCTCGCTACATATGTAGGTCTGTCTGAGGTGATGATAATCTCATCTTGAGTACCACCTGTAACATCAATTTGTGTTCCTCTTGCGTATGTAGCAAGATTAGTGTCAATAATATCCTCTTTGCCCTCAACAACAAATCTACCTGCAGGAGAATTCACAAGTGTTTGTCTCCATATAAGTGGCATAAATTTATTTGCTCTTTCAAAAGCTGAAAGAATACCTAATTCCATTTCTACTTGTAAGTTTGCACCAGTTTGAGAACCAGTATTTATATTAGAAGCACCAGTAAAAGCCATAGTTAATCCTTTGATTTTAATTTTTATTTTTATCGCTTGTAGCAAATACCAACAAAGTTCAAAATTATGGACTAACTACATTTGGCTCACCAGTTATGTAGTAATCATTAATTGCATAGTTTGTTGGTAACCCCCAACAAGCCATACGGAATAATAGTAAAAAAAAGAATAAAAATCAACTGCGTCTAACAACATCTACTGAAGATATTGCTAATCTTTGTCTGTATCTCTCAACAGCAGTCCTATCTTTTTGTCCTTGAGAAGTGTTGACATAGTATGTATCAGCCATTAGCTCTTCTCTTGTTGTATATGGTTTTATAGATATATTACTTGGTGCATCGCCTGATATTCTCGTAGCTTCTGGAGCCACACCTTGAGATGTAGCTTGCTTGTATGCACCATACAACCCTTTAATCGCCCATTCTCCAGCACCTTTTACTCCAGATGATACTTCAAGATTAAAAGATGAAATCTGGCTCTCTGGTAGATTGTTTTTAGCCCAACTAATCATATTGCTGTACTCATCAGGACCGCCAACGATGCTGTTTGCTTTATTTACTTGTTCTCTAATTTCATAAATGCCAAGTTTAAAATCTCTTTCATCTATCCCTGCTTCTCTAGCTTTTGCTAGCATTGCATCTGTAATTTGATAATTGCTTGCAATAAACTCAGGCAACATATCATTAATGGCATTTTGCTGATTTACACTTGTTTCTTCTTTTGCTTGTGCCTCTCTCCTAACTTGGCTCTCTTGTGTTTTGTATTGAGTATATGTCTTTTCCATTTCTTTGTATGAATTTAACATATCATCAACATTGTACCAGCGTCCAAGTATTTTCCCGTCCTTGATGAGGTCATCTCTTATTTCGGTATTAAGAGTTTTCTTTTCAGAGGGAAGGTTTGTCGTATCTACTACAACTTCATCATTTTGTACTTCAAATATTTCATTGTCCATTTACGCACTCCTTATTTTCTTTTTTTATTTGATTTCCATCTAGGTAACTCTGCTGTACTCTTAATATCTTCTATTGTTGCAAGCTCAACTCGTTTTTTATCAAGTTCTTCTTCAGTGAGTCCTGTCTTATCTATAAAATCATCCTTTGAAAGCCCGCTGTCTTCTGCGTGTCTAATCCACATAGCAACCTCTTCTATACTAGCATCAAGTTTTTTTGCTGGGTTTCTTCCAAAAGCTTTTTGTTGCTTTTTGCTCCAAGCTATATATTCATCTGGTGACATCACCATTACAGATGCACTATAACCTAGGTCTTCATCGTCCATTATTGCCACTTCTTGGTTAGTTTTTACATTTGCCATTTTATATCCTTATTGTTGTTGTTGTTGTTCTGGTTGTTGTTGTTCTGGTTGTTGTTGTTGTTGTTGTTGTGCCATAGCATTTGTTAGCATATCCCCAGCTTTTGAGCCGATAGAATTTGCACCTTGAGCCATCATTGATTGTTGCATTGCCTGCTCTTGCTCTGTTTGAATTTGTTGGGCTGACTTTAGAAGATTGTTAGTATTTATGTTTTCATAACCAGCCATTCTGCTAACAACCTCATCAATATTCAATTTGTCTATAAGACCAAGCCCCATCATCGATTGAATGAAAGCCATAAACTTTTGATTTTCTGCACTTCTTCCAAGAGCATCTAGACCTGTAACTATATGGGCTGATATTTCCTTGAACTCAATACCAAGTTCTTGCATAACCCATTCAACTATTTTTTTGGTAAATTGAGAAGTCATCTTGGTATAAACTCCACTGAGATTTGATTGCTCAAGTTCTTGAGCCATAACTCTAATCTCCTCGGCAGTTACCCTTTCAGCGTTTCTTGTAATACCTTCAGCCATCATAAAAGCCTGAGCCAGGTTTTTGCCTATATCAGTCAATCTTTCAAGGGGAACCTGAAAATCAAAGTTCTTGCCTAGCTGAAATGATGTTACATCGGCTGCATTACCATCAACTACATCACCATTCCTGCTATCAACAACATCTTCTTTTCTTGTTCTGTTGCCTCTTTGGTCAACAAAAATCAATGACTTGCTTGCCACAACACTACCTTGGGTCAAAACTTCAGATAGTGTATTATATTGTACCATATCATTGTAGTAATCTTCTGCGTATGGTCTGTGATATTTGTCACCAGGAACCCATCTAAAACCTATATGTTGAAATGGGAACTTTTTCTCAGTGTATTCAATAGTATTAACAATCTCTTTTTCAAGTTCTTGTGTCATAACCCATTTTTTAGCTTGTTTATCGTATATACACATAGTATATAGCTCATATTCCTCTTTTTCTTCCTTTGGTTCTATACCGTCAGGTAGTTTTTTTAGAGTTTCTACTATGCACATTCCAAACATTTCACCTCTGCTATCTAAATCTGCCACAAAACTTCTCAATGTATGTATTTTAATGCCATTGTTTTTCACTTTTTCCATAATAATAGAGCCAGCAATGATGTTTTGCAAGTTAATATCAAATAATGTGTTTCTGATTTGTTGTTTTTCTATCTCTGAATTAATAGTATTAGTAGCTTGTGAAATCAATAGATTAACTTCGGCTATCATACCTGGGTCATAGCCTGCTTCAACAAGGGCATTATTATCAATTACAAGTTTAAATGGGGATGCAGATGGAGGTAGGATACCCATAGTGAGCTTAGATGTAAGAGTATTAACTAATCTTCCACAAAAAGACTGCTGGATAGAGTCTGCATATGCAGTAGTTTGATTTGCTGATACATCTCTGAACACATATGGTAAAGTAATTGAGCTTATATTCTTGGCTCTTGTTTCATATGGTGTTCTATCTGCCAGTCTTTTATTGTAATACTCAGACGGTAAAGTATCATCTAGTTGTTGTTTATTTTTTGCCATATATATAATCCTTATTTAATGAGCAATGAACTAACGCCACCACTTTCTAGTGCTGGATTGATACCTACAATAGATTTTTTATTTTTGATAATAAAGTCATCATATGAACTGAGTTGATTTCTGTCTTGCACGCCAATATCTAAAGTTGCACTTTCTTCTTTTGGCTTAGTATTCATAATGGCTTCACGCTTGGCTCTTTCAGCTTCCATTTGTTGTTCTTTCATTGCTCTTCTTGATGAGCTTGCAGCCATTGCACTTTGACCAGCACCAAAGATAG